ACCAAGACACGATGCACGAAATAAATACAGACACCGTAGCATACGATTGTCACACAGAGGTAGACTCAAGACAAATGGATATAGAATTAGTATAACAATCAAAGGGAGGGGAAACCCTCCCAACCCAAAACACCTTATTATGTCAAAGAAAACCTACACCCTAAAGCAAGACCTCCTCTACGGAGGCACTCTATTCATTGCCTCTTCAATAGGCATTGCATTCTTTTTGTTTATCTACGAACTAATAGAGAGAATATAATGTACTACTTGGATAGAGAGTTGGCTTCGTACCAAGAAGACCGAGCAGCACAATGTGACATCTGCTTTGAGTATTGTGATGACAGTTGGACTTGTTCCTGCTGCCACGAATGTGAGAAGGAGAGTTGCGTATGCGATGACGAAGATGAGATAATCACACGACAAATAGACTACCAGAAATGATGACACACACCGAAGCGATTTACAAGGCACAGATAGCCTTTGAGGAAGCGTTAAGCGACAAAGAGACGATTGACCAACTCTTGCACATAGATGCACAGATGTATGCTAACACGGGCTTGGACACAAGCAAGGCAGAGATGGATAGTATCAAGAGAGCCTCTGCTTTTATCTACCGACTTATAAAAGGCATTGACTATGATAAGGGTCAACGCTTTATTCAAGCAATGGGATTAACCCGATAAATAAATAACACCTATGTCTAAACAAATTACAATGCTCAATGGGGAAACCCACGCACAAGACTGGCTTGTACAACAAGCTATTGAAGATGACTTCTACTATGGCTATCTCGGTAAGGTAGCATTCAGTTCATCTAACCTCAAGAAACTTCTGGACTCTCCAAGAACCTACTACAACCTAATGCAGTATGGGGAGGAAGTAAATAGCCAAGCTCTACGAGATGGCAGACTCATACACACAATGGTATTAGAGCCACACAAGATAGACGAGATGGTCTTTGTTGATGTAGCGAGTAAGAATACCAAGAAGTGGAAAGATGCGAAAGAGGTGAACCCCTCACATCTTCTCTACACCACAAAGGAGCGTAAACTTGCAGAGCGTATGACTGAAGCCCTCTTCAAGAACCACCAAGCCGTAGAACTATTAAGAGACGCTCAATTTGAGATTCCTGCGGTAGACTATGTAGAGGGGTATCCGTTTAGAGGCAAAGCCGACATCATAAAAAGAGACGGTACTATCATAGACCTCAAGACCACAAGTGACCTACGCAACTTTGTGTATTCCGCAAGACACAAATACTCCTACGATGTGCAGGTATATCTATACTGCCGTCTATTCAATGTAGACTACACCAAGTTTAAGTTCTTGGTGATTGATAAGCTCTCGTGTGATGTAGGGGTTTATACGGTTAGTGAGGAGTTCTACAACAAGGGAGAGGAGAAAGTAATGTTTGCTTTGAACCAATACCACGACTTCTTTGAGAACAGACCTCTGGAGGAGATACAAGATATGATTAACAACTACACTATTCAAGGAGAGCTTTGAAAAAGCACACCAAGATATATATGGATTACTTCGGCTATGTGTTAGATGACTTCATTCCTTGTGAGGTTTGTGGGACACGAGCCAACGACATCCACCATATAGAAAATAGAGGTAGTGGGGGTAGTAAGAGCAAGGATGTGATAGAGAACCTTATGGCGGTCTGCCGCCCTTGCCATATCAAGTATGGTGACTACCCACAGTACAAAGAGATGCTAAAACAAATACACCTTAAATTACTATGAACAAGTTTAGAGTATTCGTCAAGGACAAATTTGATGTAGTCTTTGACACAATAGAAAAAGCCAGAGATTGCCGCAAGGCATTAAAACAACTCAAGTACGAAGGTATTGAGATTATCGTAACCCAAGAGGATATAGACCCAAGATAATTCGTGATTCGCAAATCGCAAATCCTCACAACGATGAGCCTTAAATCTTCACAATGATGTCAAGTAAACTGCACAAGATGCTTGACACCAAAAAAATAGGCGCACACCAATAATAATAGGCGCAAATTAGAAACCTTTAAAACAAAAGAGAAATGAGTGAGAACAAACTAACACCAATGCAAGAGCATTACGAACTATTAGTTTGGTGGCGAGATGAGATAATTAAGAAAAAACACGCAGTACCCGAAAACATAGAGTATTATGACGGTATGATGTGGGCTTTTGAATTACTAATGAATAGTATTGAGGTAAAGGGGCTTGAGAAAGAGAAAGAGGTGATGTGTGAGTTTGCTGAACAATACTATTTGAGTTTAGGATATAAGACAGCGGAAGACTACTACAACGAAACCTTTAAAACAAAATAGAAATGAAAACACAATTAAAAGTAACAGATTCCTTAAACGGATGGAGCAGATTAGAAACAACCTTTGTAGTTGAATCCTCACCTCGCTGGTGGCAGTTTTGGAAACCCAAAGTAATGCACCAAGAGTTTAATGGTTCAGTTTGGGTGAAGGGTGAAGTATCCCAAAGTTTTGCTCCAGTAGTAGAAACCTTTAACACCAAAGAGAGATGAAAGACACGCTCATAGACTTAATGAATAGAGACCTAACTGATAACGGAACAGAGAATGATTAGGAAGTACAAACACATCAGAGAACTACAGAAGTTTCTGGAGATGCTAATGATTGACAATGTCAATCTCTCTATACAAGCAAGTAGGTTCGGTTGGACTACAGAGTTGCAAGACACGATTACCAACAACGCTCTACTCATCCGTAAGTACCAAAGAAGACTACGACTAATAAGAATGTAATATGGAAAGCAAAAGCTCAAATGTCCTAATCAACAGGAACAACCTAAACAACCTCTTTGAACTATTAGTACAAGTTCATTTAAGAGGACAACTCTCAAGAGATGAACAAGCATTCGTAAGGAACTTCATAGAGTTACCAGATGCACCAACACGAGAGAACAGACAAGCTCGTAGAGCCAACACCCAAGCAATCAAGAAGCTATTTAGAGAAGAGGCTAAACGAAAGAAGAATGAGTAGGTTAACATTATAAACTATAACGATTTATAATGGGATTCAAGAAAGGAGAGGTTACCAATCCAAAGGGAAGACCTAAAGGTAAACCTAACAAAACAACGGCAGAGATTAGAGAAGCCTACCAAAAGTTAGTTGAGGACAACCTCACTAATATGACGGAGTGGCTTACACAAGTAGCAGCAGAGAACCCAGAGAAGGCTATGGAGCTTATGCTCAAGTTAAGTGAGTATATGATTCCTAAACTCGCAAGGCAAGAGGTTACTGGTGCAGATGGTAAGGACTTATTCAAGAACATTACCTTTGAGTTTGGTACACCAATCAACGAAAGAGACGAATGACAGTAACGGGCTTCAGTCCTCACAAGGTTCAAGCAGAACTCTTACAATCTATAGTAGGTGGTAAGGAGAAGTATCACATCGCATCTATAGGCAGACAGTTTGGAAAGTCTATGATGGGTATGAACCTTGCTTTGTATTGGGGCTTCAACGATAGCCCTTGTAAGATACTATGGGTATCACCCGTATATAGTCAAGCAAACAAAGTACAGAAGGAACTGATGTCTGCAATCGCATCCTCTGGTATTGTCAAGTCTAACAACTACTCCTCTTCGGAGTTGGAACTCAAGAATGGTTCTACCATTTACTTTAGGAGTGCTGAAAGATATGACAACATAAGGGGTATGACATTAGACTACGCTATCATAGATGAGGCAGCATTCATTAAAGACGATGCTTGGAGTGAGGCTATCAAGCCGACCCTACTTGTAAGAGGTAAGAAGGTTCTCTTCATCTCTACACCTAAAGGTAAGAATTGGTTCTACGAACTATTCCAATACGGGCAGAGTGATGACTACCCCAACTACAAATCATACAAGGGCAGTTCTTACGACACTCCGTTTATATCGGTAGAGGAGATAGACGATGCCAAGAGAACAGTACCAGAGCTTATCTTCAAGCAAGAGTATTTAGCAGAGTTCATAGATGGTGGTGGTGAGGTCTTCGCTAACATAGATGAGTGTACATTCCCTGCATACCCTAAACCAAGTGGTAAGGTATTCGCAGGATTGGATATAGGTAAGCAGGAGGACTACACAGTCCTCACCTTAATGGATTCTAAAGGTAGGATTGTAGACATCTATAGAGACAATAAGAACCAATGGTCAGTAATGATTGCAGAGGTAGTGAAGAGGGTGAGGCAGTACAATGCCTCTTTGATGGTTGAGGTGAATGGTGTAGGTGACCCTATCTTTGAGCAGATAAAGAGTCAGTATGCCAATACCCATCCATTCGTCACTACGAACAAAAGCAAGAACGAAATCATAGAGGGGCTTATATTGGACTTTAACGAGGTGAGTGTACACATACCATCAAAAGAATTATTCAGTCCCTTATACAACGAGTTAAGCTACTTCACATACGAGTATAGCCCAAAGACACGAAGCATTAGATACGGACACCCTACGGGACTACACGATGACACGGTGATGAGCTTGGCATTGTGCAACTACAATAGAAAGAAGAACAAGACATATGGCACATACGCAGTTAGGTAAGGAGGTCACTATTAAGTTACCAGAGAGTGCAAGGGAACTGACTATTGAGCAGTACCAAAAGTTCCTCAAGGTTGAAGGAGATGAAACCTTCACAATGCTAAAGGCATTAGAGATATTCGCTAACATACCTCTCAAGGTAGCCTATGCTATGAAGGCAGATGACATAATGGAGATAGGCAGCGACATCTTCACTATGATAAGTGCCAAGCACCCACTCACAAGAAGACTCACCTTTAGAGGCAGAGAGTATGGGTTCATTCCTAATCTGGAGGAGATGAGCTTTGGTGAGTACATAGACTTGGATGCCTACCTTGCCGATATGCAAAGCCTACATAAAACTATTGGGGTCTTGTACAGACCCATCACAAAGCAGAAGGGAGACTTCTACGAGGTAGAACCTTACAATGGTACGGATGGATATTCGGACTTTCCTTTAGATGTTGCATTAGGTGCAACGCTTTTTTTTTATCGTTTAAGCAACAAGTTATTGAAGAGTACCCAGACCTCTTCGGAAGTAGTGAAGGAGATGGGAGCTTATCCGCCTCCGCCAACTTTAGTAAGAAGTGGGGATGGTATGGAAGCGTAGACCATTTAGCGGCAGGTGATGTAGCAAGATATGATTCTATAACTAACTTGCCCTTGAGGCAATGCCTTACTAAACTGATATACGATAAAGACAAAGCAGAGGTAGAGCGTAGAATGATGAAGCTATCTTAAACACCTTTCGCTCATAGAGGTTAACTTATCATAAGAGACTACTATGAGTTCATTCTACGACATTACAACAAAGATAAGAGAACACCTTATTGCTAACTCTCAAGTCAACACAGTTACAGAGGGTGACATCTTTGAGGTAGACCTCAACAAGCAGACTATATTCCCCTTGTCACATATTATGATAAACAATGTGACCTTCAATGACATTGGTATTACCTACTCAATGAGCATCTTGTTTATGGATGTGGCTGATGTGAGTAAGGCTGACCCAAGAGATGAAGACAACATATTCTATGGGGTAGATAACAGACACGACATTCTAAACACTCAACTTCTGGTAGCTAACGATTTAGTCAGCAGCTTGAAGAGAGCAGACCTAATGAAGGATAAGTACCAACTTAATGGTACTCCAAGTTGTGAACCTTTTGAGGATAGATTTGAGAACCTCTTGGTAGGTTGGAATCTTACCCTATCTATTGACATTGCTAATACAATTACCACTTGTCCGTAGTAAGTAGAAATACAGAGATGGTGCTTCGGCAGTTTGCCGAGCGAGTGATTAAAGCAGCGAGACTTAATCTTGGTGCTACTCGTACTATTACCTATAATGATGGTAAGAAAAAGAGACGAAGACAAGTATCCTCTGGAAAGCTAAAGGACAGTTTAGATTACGACTTAACAACGGGAGTACACTTACTTATGTCTTTCAAGATGGAGGACTATGGTAAGTACATTGATGAGGGGGTTAGTGGTACGAAGTACAAAGTGCCTAACGGAAGTAGATTTGGTTTTGATGGTAAGCAACCTCCAAAGGGTTCTATAAGAACTTGGATGGCTCAAAAGAAAGTCAAGGCAAGGGACTTAAAGACCAATAGCTTTGTGAAGCAGACAGAGGCGAACCTTGATAGGGCAGCCTTCTTAATAAGCAGAAGTATTAAGCAACGAGGGATTCCCAAGAGTGAGTTCTTCCAAGCACCTTTTAGAATGGAGTTTGAGAAACTCCCAGAAGAAGTATTAAAAGCCGTCTCTATGGATGTAGACGAGTTTCTAAAATTTACTAAACGATAATGGCACTAAACACATTACAAGGGTTATACGGAACACGCTCACCTCTCTATGTTACTTGGAGTGGCACGAGTGTTACCTCTATTCAAAGCGTATCGCTTGAGATATATATATGGACGGGAGCGAGAGCTTCACGCCCTGCATCACCACACATCACTATCAATAGGACTACGGGATTCGGTAGCAACACAACACACACTACAGACATCTCATCTCTAATAGCTGACCAACTCAACACGACTATAGCCAAGTTGTTTAACAATAATATATTGAGTGAGCAAAACGGCAGAGTAGCTTGGGTACAGATAGACTATGATGTAGACTACAACTCTGGTAGTAATGAGACGGACAGTAGTGACATCTTCCAAGTGATAGAGGGATACTCTTATTTTGACGAGGGTGCTAACTATGAGTTTTCTACGGGTATATTATCTCCTACAAGCGACCAGAATACTTACGAGTATAATGTAGAGATGATGCCAGTCTACTTGAATAACTACGGAGATAGCCTTGCTATCGTTTATAGTTATAGAGACCGAGTGATTGCTGATGGTGGGATTGTTGAAT